GGTTACATATCGGGATTGCTAGAACCATACCCTGAGTATTCGAGCCTTTGCTCTCTTGGGAGTACGTGCACGGAAACCAGGAGGGTTGCATGATTACAAACGAAGACATAGCGTATATATCCGGACTATTTGATGGTGAGGGTAGTATCTATTATGCTAGACGCAAGGAAAAGAAGAAGAAACATAATGGTAAGGGTTATAGATATTCCATGTCACAGAGAATAAGCATGGAGATAACCATGACGGATGAGATGGTTATACGTTGGGTCCATGAAGTTTTAGGTGTTGGAACAGTTGTTAAAAAACCTAGAAAGGGTCTACGTAAAGATGGTACAAAGTATTTGATGCAATACAAATGGCGATGTACATTTCGTGATGCATACAAGGTATGTAGATTAATCTGGCCTTGGTCTAAGACTAAATTAGAAAAGGTAGAAAAAATAATAGACCACTACGATCCACATATAATGGATGGTAATGTGGTGAGTATTGAACAATATAAACAAGCGATGGCACTAGAATGAAACTAAAATTTTTTATATGGTTGATGGGTTGGTCTGGTAAACTTCACGCGTGGGCGTGGCGTAAACAGGCTAACATGATAAAGTATGATAGAGAAAAAGATGAAGAG